TGTCACAAATGTCATACTAAAACTTTCAACAAGGATATAAAATATATGCAATCAGAACCTGTAAAGAGGGTAGTTCCCATGAACACGCAGAACAAGGCAGACTATAAGTATGCTGACATCTCAGATAGGCGTATTAGTTTAGCGACATGTAAGAAGTATGATGTCTCTGTTGTAAAGAGTGGCAACATGATCACGCATCATCAGTACAAGTATTATGATGAGAGTGGTAAGCACGTTGGTACAAAGTTTCGTCGTACCAGTGATAAAGAGTTCTGGTCAGAGGGTGATCTATCTGGCTGTGGTCTGTTTGGTCAGAACCTGTTCAATCAGGGAGGCAAGTTCATTACTGTATGTGAGGGTGAGCTAGATGCTATGAGTGCCTATGAGTTGATGGGTTCCAAGTGGCCCTCTGTCTCTCTCAAGAATGGCGCAGCATCTGCACTGAAGAACTGTAAGCAAGCACTTCGCTACCTTAGTAAGTTCGATACTGTAGTTCTGTGCTTCGATAATGATGAGCCGGGTAAGAAGGCAGCACAAGAAGTAGCAAAGCTGTTTGAACCCAACAAGTGTAAGATCGTGGACCTTGAGTTGAAGGATGCCAATGAGTACCTCAAGACAGGACAAAGGCAGAAGTTTACAGAAGCGTGGTGGAACTCTCGCACCTATACTCCAGCAGGTATCATTAACCTTGCCGACCTTGGTGCTTCGCTATACGATGAGACTGAGAATCAGACTTGTCCTTATCCATGGGCTGGAATGAATGAGAAGACCTATGGTATGCGTACCGGAGAGCTTGTCACGTTTACTTCTGGTGCTGGTATGGGTAAGTCCAGCATCATGCGTGAGCTTATGTACCATATCATGCAGAACACTAAGGATAACATTGGTGTGCTTGCAATGGAGGAGAACACCAAGCAGACTGCCTTCAACATCATGAGTGTCGAAGCTAATGCTAGGCTCTACATCCGTGAGATTCGCAAGGAGTACACGCAGGAACAGTTAGACGAGTACGAGAAGAAGACCATTGGCAGTGGTAGGTTCTTTGCCTTCGATCACTTTGGCAGCATCAGCAACGATGAAATCCTTGATCGTATCAGGTACATGGCAAAGGGTCTGGATTGCAAGTGGGTCTTCCTTGATCACCTATCTATCCTTGTATCTGGACAGGAGGACAATGGAGATGAGCGTAAGTCTATAGACATTCTGATGACAAAACTTCGTTCTCTTGTGGAGGAGACAGGTATTGCCCTGCTTCTGGTCAGCCATCTGCGTAGGCCATCAGGTGACAACGGACATGAGAATGGTCGTGAGGTTACGCTCTCGCATCTGCGTGGCTCTGCCTCTATCGCTCACCTGTCTGATGCAGTTATTGCGTTGGAACGTGATCAACAGGCAGACGATCCTATCGAAGCTAACACCACTACAATTCGTATCCTGAAAAACAGGTACACCGGAGACACAGGTATATCCTGCTACCTCCACTATGATGGACAGACCGGACGCATGACAGAGATTGGAAACCCTTTCTTGGAGAATGACAATGACAGTTAAGAAAAAGTTTGACAAAGCATTGTATGATATGGCTGACAAGGCTGCAAAGGATGCTATGGTTGCATGGCTCAAGAATGATCATAGTAATATCAATACAGATGAAACTACTTACTTCGACATTGTTTGCACAGGAGGACCGGAGGGTCACCCTAGACTTCTGTGGGAGGTAGAGGTAAAATACTCTTGGAAAACTGATGAGTGGCCTGACAGTTGGAAGGATCTACGTATTCCATATCGTAAGCAAAGACTTCTTGACAAGTGGAAGAGTGAGTGTTATAATGACATACTTACTTTCGTAGTCTTTAACCATGACTGCACAAAGGCTTGGCACGTTGATGGTCATACTCTTCTAGACTGTGAGGTTAAAGAAGTTTCTAATCGTAACATCAGGAAGGGTGAAAAATTCTTTCACATACCAACCTCAGATGCATACCTAGTGGATATGAAAAATGAAAGCAGTGGTGGACATTGAAACAGATAGTATTAATGCAAAACAAATACATTGCATTGTAGCAAAGAAGTACGACACAGGAGAGACGAGACAGTGGGTGCAGGGTGAGTGCGGTGAGTTCAGGGAGTGGTCAAAGCGCATTGATACTTTTATCATGCATAATGGTATCAGCTTTGACGCCCCTGTTCTTAACAGGCTCACAGGTTCTGACATCAGGTTGGATCAGATACGTGATACACTGATTGAGTCTCAACTATATAATCCTGTGAGAGATGGTGGTCACTCTCTTGAGGCTTGGGGTAAACGTCTAGGCTCTGAGAAGATAGAATACAATGACTACAGTTACTATACTCCTGAGATGCTAGAGTATTGCAAACAGGATGTTAACGTAACACAGAAGCTAGGCATGGCTCTGGAGAAAGAAGGCAAGGATTTTTCTGACAGGTCTTACAATCTGGAACGTCAGGTTCGTAGCATTGTAGATAAGCAGCAAGAGAATGGTTTTGCATTTGATATTATGGGAGCCATGATACTGGAAGCAAATCTCTCTGATGAGTTGTATAAACTTGAAGAGAAAGCGCACGATATGTTTCCCGCCAAAGTGGAGAAGAGAGTATCGGAGAAGACAGGTAAGCCCCTGAAAGATAATGTAATAGAGTTCAACATTGCCAGCCGCATACATATTGCAGAACGTCTGGAAGAGATGGGTGTTAAGTTTACTGAACACACTGAGACAGGCAG